CATGTACGGCCAGTAGGCCCGGGCTGGATGCCCGTGAAAACATCCATTTCCCGGTGGTAACACCGGAAGGGCCAGAGATGGCCGGGGGGCGGGATGAAAATCCCGTGGAAGTTACTTTGGAGTACTTCCAAGCTCTATACCCCAATATAGAGCATGATCCACCAATGGGAGTAACGTCCCAGCGGTGGAGGCGGGCCATGTCTGATGAGCCTATTAACACCTCTCTTTGTGATGGAGGTATTAAGATTGAGTGGCTTGGATTGACTGCCTGGACTCGAAGAGCGGAATTACCAGATGTTTTACGTTTGATGATATTTATGTATCTCTTTGCGCCAGGTGTAGCTGCAAGTGCAGAATCAGATATGGTTGTTGCTTTAGCACAAGCAAAGCTTTTAGAGGCACAAGCAACAGTGACATATGGTTACTGGATGCTGTGTTTGAGTGCATTATTCTTGTTTTACCTTTGTTGGATGAGTTTTTCAAAATGGGTAGCAAAGGAAGTTCGGGATATAAAGTTTAGAGCGACCGTGTATGGAGGTTTGAGTTTACTCATACCCGTATTGACGAAGTTTGGATCTAAATGGTGGTTCTCGGAGTGGTTGCGCCCACAGGGAGCGAGACAAGATGCAAATAAAGCTGGTATGTTTTTGACAGGTTTGTTATCAATATGCCTATTTATATTAGCCCCTTTTATGGGAGCTAAGAAAATAGTGAGCATGATTAAACCAATTTTAGATATGCTAAAGCAAATACCGTATGCATCATGGATGTGTGATTGGTTATCTAAGTGGTGGAATGGAGAGGTAGATTTTGATGACTTACCCCAGACAACACGAGAATGTGACGATCACATGCAAGATGCAGACCTTCAAGATCTCCAAGATGAATTGAGGAAAACTCGCAATAAAATGCGAGAAGATGTTGGGCCTGATATTAGGAGGGCTACTGAGAGTTTAAAAACCCAGTATACCCGATCAGATTCGCCTGTTAAGCGAGATCCAACAGATGTACTTGATGAATTATTAGAGCAAGTTGAAGAAGATGCTGAAAGAGGGAAGGAAGGATTGCATGCTAAAGAAGAAAATATTCCATATAATTATCCGAAGACTAAAGTTGAGTTCTTTGCCGCCAAGAAAGGTGTGCAGAGGGATATAGATGGAGTTATTAATGAAGCAAAGAAAGTGTGTTATTGTAACAAATGTAATGGTGAGAAAGCCCATAAAGAAAAATTAACCACTGATAGTGAATCCTTACCCAAACAATATAGTGATGATGCTGCCCCGTTTAGGAATAGTGAGGCATATGTGAGTGATGAACCTGAGGAGATTAAACCTCAAGGCTATTTCACTGGATATTATCAAAGTTTGTTTGGGATTAACCCCAATAAGAATACACCTGATGAACAACAGAAATGGTATCAGGGTGCCACTGATAAGGCAAAAGCTGAAGATTCAGCTGTGCCAGATTATGAAGGAGAATCTGAGTGGTTTAGTAGTTGGGGTGAGTACCTGACCTGGGACAATGCTTTTGAAGAAGCAGAAAGATGTAAGAATTATGTCTCAGAGGAGAGTAAGCGTATATGGCGAGATTATAAGAAACCAATAATTGGAATTGGTTTGTTGTTGTTTGTTGCTGCTGGAGCATACTACTGTGAAAGAAGCAGTAATGTGTATGAGGCAGAGCCCCAAGCAAAAGGGAGAAACAAGCGACGTGCAGGAGGTGTTAGAGTCCGTAGAGGTGGTAAGAAATACCAGCCCTCCGGAGGTGTTGAGGCAGAGTATGAAGAGGATTTTTATTATGATCCTGACCTTGATGAGTATACCTATGTACCTGATTATGATTTCGACCGTTTTGATAGACAAGAAGTGAAGCAAACCACGTATTTGAGTAACAAGGATGAGACAAAATTTGTGTCTGTTCCTAGTCTGAGAAATGATAGCAAAATTAAGCGAACAATTTATGAAAGTAAGAAGCGTGTTTATCGCGCTGATAAGAAAGTTGTTGATGCTTTTGTTGCTACAGCCCAAATTGAGTTGGGTTTACGCTTAAGTGAAGCTGAAAGACTAGAGAAGCTTGAGAAAAAATTACGTAAGCAAGGTTGGAATGCTGACAAGATTAGTGCTGCTATTTTTAAGATTTATGATGATAAAGATCGTTATCGATGTACAGGCACACTTGTTGGTGGACGTATGATTTTGGTGAACCATGTTATTAATGAGAGTTTAATTGGAACCTATCATGCCCGGAACCATATGCACAGTATTGATTTACCATTAGAGAAATTTCACATTGTGAATGATGAAATTGGTTGGTTTCCTGTGAATGGTATTCCGTCCCCTCTTAAAAATCATCACTTGAAGGTTTTGGAGGTTGCTTCAATTGTCACCATTTATGGTTATGGCAATGGTGAGGGAAGTACACCTGATATTATTCAAGGGTTTGCAAGTCCCTTGGGATGGTGTAATGCTGCAACGCGTGGAGGCGATTGTTCAGCTCCTGCTATTGACCTGAATGGAAATGTTGTAGGTTTTTGGACTCATGGCAATGGTAAAACATTTGGCCGTTTTGAACCAATTACTGAACAGTGGAAAGAATTGATGCGGGAAAATCCGCAACAGATGAACCATGTGGGGCTGGATTTTCTGTCCCGCCCCCTCTCCCCGAACGTTTAGTGGAGCGGCCGTTTTATGAACGGTATCCTTCTAAATATGTCGAGAAGGATGGGGCCTCTATTTTTAGAGAAGATACATGGTTGAGTGAGGAACATTTGAAGTACCTCCCTGTTACATACTTTCCAGTTGTTATGCAAGTGAACCGATACCCCCGGTATAAAAATAAACGGAGTGCAGACATTTATGTGAAGGCCTTTATGGATGAGGCACATATTATGGAGCACCCGGATTGGGGCCTTCCGGTACCTAACCAGGATGCAGCATATAAGTCTTTTGGTGGATATGCCAAAGATATCCCATTTATGACGGAGAGACAGGTCCGTGCCATGAATTTGGCTTGGGAGTGGACAGAACAACAGTTCTATCCCTATATGGGTGGTGCGAGAGTGAGAGGAGTTGAGGAAGTAATTCCAGATTTAGATAAGAATACATCATCTGGTTATCCGTTTAATGTAATTTATCCTAAAAAGAAGGATCTTTTTGAAAAGGACCCTGAAATTGTTCAGTGGCTTAAGTCCGATTGGGATAATCTCCTTGATGAAAATTATACTTTCATCTTTACTTGCTCTCTAAAGGAAGAGATAAGACCTGAGGTTAAGACGAAGATGAATAAGATTCGTACTTTTACAGCAGGCGCAGTTGATGGTACTGTGCATGGAAATCGACTGTTTGCAGACATGAATGAACGCATGAATGCAGGTTATTTGAAAAGTTCATCTGGTGTTGGAATGAGTCCCCTGAAAGGAAATTGGGACCGTTTATATCGTAAATTGAATATATTTCGTAATGGGTATGCCTTGGATGAAAGTCAGTATGATGCATCTTTGAGAGCTTATTTGATGTGGGGTTGCGCCCAATGTCGATGGAAAATGTTACGAAAGGAAGATCAAACAGAGGAAAATTTACAGAGAATAAAGGTTTATTATCGAAATCTTGTGAATTCCCTTGTTTTGACACCAGAGGGTGTACTAGTTATGAAGCTAGGAGGAAACCCATCTGGTTCTGTAAATACTATTAATGATAATACGTTGATTCTTTACACCTTGTTGGCTTATGCCTGGATAATGTTGAGTGATTTACCTGACTATTTGGAATTTGAGGCTAATACCTCGAAGATTCTTGTTGGAGATGATAATACCTGGACTGTGAGTGATTGGGGTCATACATTTTATAATGCTAAGACCATTATACCAGTTTGGAGTGAGATTGGAGTTATCACTACAACAGATGATATGGAACCTAGGAGTGCGAAAGATTTGGATTTTCTTTCAGCAACCACCATATTTTATTTAGGTAAGGCTATACCAGTTTACAATCGTGGAAAACTTATGACGAGTTTGTTGTATGCTGAGACTGAGAAACAATCACCTGCTTTTACTTTGTTAAGAGCCGCTGCTTTATTGCAGATAGGTTGGTCAGATACGCAATTTCGACAATTTTGTAGAGAATTTATTTCTTGGTTGTTGGAGCGATTTGATGAATTGTGTGCAGAGGATTTGGATTGGATTCAAGCAAAGTCTGGTATTTTAAGTGATGAGCGTTTGGCTGATTTATATTTGGGGGAGGACGTTTTGTGTTATCCCCAGAGTCTTGGACAACATGTTTACCCTGATGGATGTATATGTTTTTGTCCGCATCAGTATGAGAACAATTATCAGGAGAGCGAGAAAGATCAAATTAAGCCTGATAAAATGTCGATGCAAAAGACTAAGAAAAGCCGATCTAGACGTGGGAAAGGCGCGAAAGCGACACGTCAACAAAAGTGGGACCCTACACTTGATCCAAGGGATGTCAGGTTTAAGGGGCAGCCGTCCCCACCTGGCCAAGGAAAACGACGAAGAAATCGTCGTGGACGCGGAGGTGCTAGTAATAACACCCAATTTCAGAATCGTAATGTAAAGAGAGGAAATATGCGTCCAAATTTTGGAATGAGAGGGCGTGTGAAACGTGTTCCTTTGATGCGGGAACAAATCTCTCAGCCGGTTTCAGCTACTGCTTGGACTTTGTTTAAGAGTTATTCGATTAATCCTGGGCAATCAATTTTCCCAGTCGGAAGTGTTGAATCTCAACAATGGCAGAAGTATAGATTTCGTTCCTTTAAGGTTATTTATGAGCCTATTGTGAATGAATTTAATACCAATAATGATGGTGCAGGACAAGTCATTATTGGTTTTGATCCAGATGCATCAGATCAAGCACCTGCATCCTTTGCTCAGGCCATAAATATGAAGCCTGTTGCTACTGGGCGACCTTGTGATAAGATTGTCCTTGTTGTTCCCCGTCAGATTTTGCAAGCGAAAGTTGATGCTCATTTTGTGCGTCATGGCTTGCTTCCGGGTGGAGCAGATATTAAGACCTATGATATTGGTTTGGTGAATATCAGTGTTACGGGCTGTGGTACTAATGGAAGTACCACAATTGGTAATATCTATTTTGAATATGAAATGGATCTTGAAGAACAGCAAGTTTTATTAAATACAAATGCCCCTGTGAATAACCAAGTTGCTTATTTTGAGACCACCACAACTGAAAGTTTTAGTACTGGTGTGCGAAAGAATTTGTTGTTTGCAACAGCAACTGCAAATGGTTTGGGTATTGTGAATACTGCTGGTTCAATGGCATTGCCACCTGGGAATTATCTTGTAGATATTTGGTGTGAGACTGAAGATTCCGCCAATGAGGCTTCCGCTATGAGTATTATCCCATCCTTTAATGGAGTGAGTTTGATTAAAGGGAGCATAAATCCCGGTGAAAATACAGCTGGGTCTGGTTCTACTGAGCAATTGTGTACATCCTGGAGTGGATATGTGAGTTGTAACTCTGCCACTGCTAATGCGTTGACTTGTTCCCTCTCCATTGTGGGAGCTGCAGGAACATTAACAGCAGCAGCCGGGTGTCGAATTGTTGCCATCTAGACCAAGAAGATGGGTATTTAATGAAAGCCGGGAGGGTAACCGGTACCCACTAAATTGAAAGACCCCCCATGGATTGCTGGGGTAAGCCGCATCTGAGTTAGTACATCTTCTCAAATCGACGCATAAGAATTAATTTTAATAGAATTTTCTGAAAGTGCCGATTTAAAAGAGGTAGATCCTGAGTAAACAGTAAATCGCTTGAGATCGAATCTCAAGACGAGGTCCCCTTGTTTCGTGAGGGGGATGGAGCGCTATAGCACGCGCGATATAAAATTGCAGAGTGAAGTTGAACTTACAATTTTATTGCTCTGGTTTTGTGCCAGGCAGTCAGGTATGTGAGGAATGAGTTGCAGAGGACTACGCCGCTGTGATCTGTGGAGCCCGGAGCCCAAGCCAGAT